ATACTCCTGCTTCAGGAGTTTGCCAAATTGCTTGATACCCTTGAACACCACGCAAAACACCAAGACCAGTTATGCCTTCTGAATAATCTACCCAAGTATTATTATTCTTAACTTCTAAAGTTATTGTGTCTGTTAATCTCATATTAGATTGTGCTTCCTGCTACATTATATTTAGAATAAATATTTAATGCTTTTTGCACTTCTCTTCCTAATGCTATTGGGTCTGTTCCAAGACCTGCATTAATTGTTACATTTATAGCAGGACTTGTTTCTGCATTAGCACCACTAAGAACTGGAACTCCTCTTGATAATCCTGTTGCAAAACCTTCAACTACATTCTTTCCAATTCCTGCAAATACTGTTGAAGGAGATTGAATACCTAATGCACTCTTTGCCCATTCAGGAATTAATCCACCAAAATATTCTGTTATGTCTTGCTTTAGTGCGTATTGGTTTTTATTTAAACCTGTCCACAAACCATCTGCAATGTTTTTACCTATACCAGCAAATACTCGTGAAGGAGATTTAATTCCAAGTGCTTTCTTAGCCCATGATGGAAGGATATCTTCAAACAAATCTAATACTTTACTCTTTAACCAACCAATCATATTTCTCATACCATTCCATAAACCTTCCAAAATGTTTTTACCAATGTTAAACATTTTAGATGGAAGTGCAAGATATGCATCAACTATGTCTCCAACAAAACCAATAACTTTATTTGCAAACTTTTTAACTTCTTCAAAGGCTTTTGGTAGCCACTCAGTAAATCCTGTCCAAACCTTCTTAACTGCGTCTGTAACATCGTCCCAATTCTGAACTAATAAAATAATTAATGCAACTACAGCCATAATTGGCAAAGCCACCATTGCCACCTTTAACAAATTTGTTGCAATAGTTGCTGCACCAGTAGCGGTGGTTTGGGCAACAGTAGCAGTAGTATATGCACCAGTTGCTACTGTTGTAGTACCTTTAACAATTCCTAATGTAACTAAAGCAGTTTTAGCACTTGCAAGAAATGTTAATAATGGTCCACCAATTGCTATAACTCCAACAAAACCAAGAATAACATTTTGAATTGGAGTTGGCAAACCATCAAACTTTTCAATTAAAAATGTTAATGCATTTACAAACTTTTCAACAATTGGCAAAACCTTTGTACCAACAGATTCTTTAAGATTTTTTAATGCGTTATCAAACTTTTGTGTTGATGTAACATTCTTTTCTGCAGCATCACCATATTTCTTTTGTGCTGCATCAATAATAATATCAAGAGCCTTTTGATTATCTCCAGCCTCAGATGCTGCTTGTGCTTGGTCATATTGTGCTTCAGTTAAACCAGGAACTATCTTTTGTAAATCTGTTGCTTTTAATTCTCCATCTGCAAGTGCTTTGGCTAATTTGTTTGTCATTGTTTCAGCACTAATAGCACCACCAGTAAATGCTTCAACATCAAATCCAAGATTAACTAATTCAGCAGATAATGCTTTTGCATCTTCAGGTAAACGAGCACCAAGTTGTACAGATAATTTAATAATCTCATCATTATCAACTGACATTGCTTTGCCAAACTTTTCAGCATCAGCAGTTATTTTTGCAAGGGCTTCAGAACCTGCACCAAATGTTGTGGTGGCTTCTGTCATTACTTGTTTGGCTTCTCGTGCCTCATCTATTCCATCTTTAAGGAATGAAACGCCTTGCTTTAATACAAATGCAGAAGCAGCAGCAGTTGCTGCAGAAGCAGCACCTTTTAATCCATCGCTAAGACCACCAACTTGACGATTTGCTTCATTTACACCATCAGTAAGTTTCTTGGTGTCAGCAACAATATCAATCTGTATCTTTTGTGCCACTACTTCCTCCTGTTTAGTTCTTCAACCATTGCTCCATATTCTTCATATGTGAGTTCATAAAACTCTTGTGGCGTGTATCCTGTAGCAATACAGAATCTCGCCATAGCAGTTAGGCTGAAGGAACTTCTTTTGGGACAGTTATATCCATCCCTGACAAATCTGACAACTCTGTAATTGTCAAACCTTCTGCATCCTCTATTGTAAGCGATGGGTTATTTCGCTTTGCCATCATATATTGCATAGCAAATGCAAGTTTAGCCTTAGATGTAGATTGGTCCCATTCATCCATTGGCAAACCTAAATATGTTTCTATTTCTGCTAATTCTTTCCACTTAAGTGTGGACATTAAATCGTTATTCATTACTGCCTCCGTTAATTTAAGTTATATTTCTTTATCTTGTCATCTATTTCTTTTGTATAAGACTGCTCAATAAATCCCATAGTTTGATTTACTGCTGGTCTTAAATATGGTTGAGCCTGTATGTTTCTTTCGTTCCATCCATACTCAATAACACCTGCATATGGAATTGCAGATGAAACCTGTGCTTTCTCTGCGTCAGCAAATGCAACTATAGAAGATGCAAGTGCTCCAGTTCTTTTTGGTGCTAAGGCAGAAGCCTTGTTAGCCACTTCTTGTGAAATTTCTTTGTTAGCGGTTTTCATATCGCCTTCAATAGATTTCGCAAAATTCTTAAGTGCTTCAACAGCCTCTTTAGAATTTACAGTTATGCTAATTGCTTCTGCCATAGCCACTCATTATGAATTTACTCTTGTTGGTTTTCCATCAAGGATAAAGTTAATGTCAAAGGTGAAGAACTCACCTGCTGCTCCGCCAAGGTCAGGAACAACTTCTGCATAACCAGTCGCTGTGAAGTGTGGTTGTGCTGCAGATGGTGTTGCATTTCCATGTGGTGCATATGTAATCGTTACAGTCTGACCTGCGTTATCCCAGAGCCAAGAGTGGAACGATGATGATGCTGTATCCTGAAAGCCAGTTACAGCACATGTAAAATCAAGAGAATCTTCGTATGTTCCAAAGCCAAGAGTGTTTACAGCAGATGAGAAAGTAACATTACTTACTGCACCTGCAAATTCATCACCATCAACTTCAAACACGATAGATTTACCTTTAATTCGTGCCATGTCAATTTCCTCCTTCAATATCAATTGAAATGTTTATATTTGTTGCAAGAAATCTTGCTCCATTTACTTCTTGAATAAATGGTTTGTCTACAGTGAGACGATTTGCACTGGTGTATTCCCAAATTGCAGGAATAAGAGTGTCTAATGTGTCATCAAGATTTTCTGTTTCAGTTTCATTAGTTGCATATGGGACAAGTACTAAGACTTTCCAATTAGTTGCATAATCTGCATCATATTGATTTTCATATACTGTAATGAATTCTGTGTCAGGTTCCATAATCGCACAAAGTGGATTAGGTCTTTCAGGTACATATTTGTAGACTTTAGATATTCCGCCAAGAATAATGGCAGATTCTAATTCTTCTCTTACTGCACCAATGTTCATGCAAACCTCACCATATAACGATTAAGTAAAGGATATACACCAACGAGAGGGTCCCTTGCGGTATTAACAGGTGCTCCATCATATGTAGCATACTGAGCCACTCCCATTGGTGCATTACGACGCTGGAATAGTTCTGAACCAACTTCAAGATAGCAACGCTTTAACACATTTGCAGGAACCTTGCTGCTCTTAATATAAGATGCAACTAAATCCTTTGCTGTGTCCCAACATTCTTCAACATAGGCATCATCATTAGTTGATGCTCCTACATATGCTTTTAAGTCTGTCCAGTCCATTGTCTAATCTCCTAATTAATCAAGTGGGTTTGCCACAATTGTCATTGCCTTTGGCTCTGGAGCAGCGATGCCCAAGTATCCGTAGACAGAGAATGAATTTGTTAGTGATGTGATTTCTTCGTCATTGAGACGGAAAGGTGCACCAGCAGATTCGTAAGTTGTAAGTGCTGCAGAGTTACCAACATAGAATGAACCAGCAGCGAGTGATGGGTCCATTACGATTGGTAGACCAAGAATTGTTCCAGTCAAACCAACAGGATTGATTGAACCAAGTGTGTTAACAGTTGCGCCTGCGTTTGAAAGGATTGGACGACCTGCGTCATCAGTTACCTTTGCAAGTGCTTGGAATACATCGCTTGAAACAAGAATTACTTCAAGTGCATATCCTGCATTGTTATTTACATCAGCAGCAGCCTTTGCGAGTGCGCCAATAACTTCATCTGCTTGCCATGCAGCAACAGTTGCAGTATTGAAATCACCAGATGCAGCAATAACTGCAGCACGAGCAGCAGCGTTTGTTGCAGCAGCATACTTAGCGACCATTGCTCTGAAAGCAGTGTCAACATAAGCAATGCTTGAACGCTCTACAACCTGACGAGACATATCTGTGTATCCACCATATGTCTTGATTGGAGCGGTTGCAGATGTAAGAGTCAACTTACCATAGGAGAGAACATCTCCTTCAGCAGCCTGCTCTCCAACTGCGAGAGTATTTGTATCAACCTTTGGATATTCAACATTCATTCCATCAGCAGGTAGTGCTGCAGAAGATAGAACATTAAATGTTGGACGACCAGCGTTAAGAATACGAACAGTATCAGAAACCCAAGCGTTCTTTACGATTGAATCGCCTGTGTCTGCACCTGTGAATGTACGATGGAGTGCAATAGCCTCATCGTTACCTGCTGCAACAGCCTTTACCCAATCTCCAAAAGAGCGGAACTGTGTCTTAGCAGTAGTATTAACAGAAGTAGTTGCGAGAACATCAAGTCTGCGCTCTAATTCTTCTGCGTGATTACGAACTTCTGCAATTTCTGCAGAGTAATCTGTGTTTTCAGTCATTATTTCCTCCTTGACTTCTCTTACTTCAGTAACTGAAGCATTTTCATAAGCAGGAAAAGCCACTAAGGAAACTTCCTTGAGGTCAACCTTCTTACGAACGATTGTTTTTTCTTTCTTTTCATCTATTACAGGGATGAAGCCTACTGAGAATGAGCGGATTGCTCCATCCTTAACTAAGTTAAGTGTCTCATTTCCCAAAATTGTTTCAGAAATCTTTGCACGAATTATTAAGCCTTCTTCAGACTCTTCCATTTCTGTTACTCGTCCAATTATTTCTTTGTGGTCACGAAACAATTTAACATCTGAGTTTAGGTCTACTGCGCCTTTTTCAAAACGCTCTGACCATCCGCCACCAATGTCAATTGTTTCATTGAATGGAACAGCCACACCAGAAACTTCACGCTTCTCTGTGTCTGTTGCTCTAATTTCAAAAGAGCGTGTGATTAAATTATCCATTTCCATTACTCCATTCTATGCTATAGGTTGGTCAGGTGCTGGAGCAGGTTGTGCATCCAACATTGGCATATTTTCCATTTCACGAACTTCATCAAGTGTTAGGAAGCCTTTGTCAAGACCAATTGCATAGGCTTGATATCTTGCTGTTTGATTTGGGCGAAGGAACTCAGTTAAATTAAACTCAGCCTTCTGTCCTCTTGGCAACAAGTCTGTGATTGCTTGCTGAATTCTTAAAGCATATTGCTGTAAGCCATCATCATACAATCTTGTTCTATCTTCATTTCCATTAATGTATGTTAGTCCTTGACCTTCAATAGCCATAGATAAATACATTGGTGGCACACCAAACATCAAAGCGATTTGACGATTAATGTGTTTTTGGTTTTCTAAGAACTGTGCTTCTTCAGGATTTAATGAGATAGATTCATATTTTAATCCTGACGATAACACAGCAACACTTCTATCTTGCTGAGATGCAACGAAAGCATCTTTATTTTGCTTTGCTACATCTTCAGATAGAAATTCTGTTGTTGTTAGCGTTCCTGTTGGAACTGCTGCAGTACGGAACCAGTTGTCTGCATAGTTATTTAAATCTAATGCACTACGCAATAATGCTCTGTGTCTTTGGATTGGTCCCTCACCTAATAATTTTGTTGCGGAAGCAGAATGTAATAGTTTTAGGTGAACAATGTCAGCCTTAGAATAATTCTTTCCGCCAATCTGATAATAAATAACACCCTTGTTAGTTTCAGATACACTAATATCTGTTGGGTGAATGTTTGTTATGTTTACAATGCCTCTTGCATTACGCTTGATAAGCCAGTATGCATTTCCGAATACCGCCATGTGAAATAAAGTTGTTCCAAGCCATTCAGATTGAGAAACATTATTCTCAACATCAGGATATTCAAGCCAAGCAGGAGATGATATCTTTTCATTTCCTCTATAAACTTCTACAGGTATTTGCATGATTGCAGTTTCAAGAACAGATATTGCTCTATTTACTGCAACGAGACTAAGGGCAGTTGATTCATTTACAACTATCTCTTGTCTTGCAGGTGCGCTCATGGCACGATTCTGTGTGGCAGGAACAAAAGGTTCAACTACATCTACTTGGTAGCCAAGTCTTTCTACTAATTTGTCTCTTAATCCCATTTGTTCTCCTTCTAAAAAACCATTTGTTGTGGCTTCTGTTGTGTTTCTACAAACCAAACTGCTAATACTGTTGCAACGGCTGCATCAATATCCATTCCGCTATCTTTACGAGCGATTCTCCACGATTCACCGCTATTTTTGCGTACTGCTCTTTGCATTTGTAAGGAAACTATCTCATCTTTTGGATGAATTAATCCCTTACGCATTATTCTACTGTATGCGTTGTTTGAGGCACTAATTAAATCTTTATTTGATGTGGTTTGTACCCTTAATCCCTTCTGTTTTAAGGCTGATGCCAAATCATCTAATACATTTACATCCATAATAAATGGTTTGCCATATTTGCCAAGATTAATACAAGCCTTAATAATCTCATCTATATTTGTATTATTGAATGAGGCTACTAACTCTGTGGCTACATTTCCATCAGGTAAAAGTTGGGCGGTAACGATAGATACATTTTCCCATCCTGAAGTTCTCTCAATAGCAAACACTTCAGGGTTAGTTGGTCTGCCTTCAGGTAATGAAGTCCATGAACCAACAGGCAACCAAGCGTTCATTGAGGATACAAACTGGTTTAATCTATATCTACGAGCATCAGGCTCAGGCATTGTGGCTAATTCATTTTTAACAGAGTCCCAATTTAATATACCGCTTGCTAATTGTGGGTTTGCCATGCGTACAGATTGTTCATCATCTAAGGCACAGCCCTTTGGTGCTTCCCAACAGAAGAAACCAAAGCGTTCTAAATCTTCTTGTCCATCCATAGCCTTGGAACCATTCTCATAAAGATTTTTTAGTAACTCAGATGTGTCATCACCTGCAGTTGTAATTCCAATTACCATGCCATCTGGGCGAGTAGCAGAGCCAAGAGCCATAGCAGTCCACACATCGCTATTAGCAACATGAAGTTCGTCAAAGATAACCATTGAAGGATGTAAGCCTTGAGCAGTTGCTGCTTTTGCTGCAATAACTTTATATATACCTGTTTCATCTTTCGTCCATAATCCTCTATGTTCTGTACTTCTTGCAAAGAAATGTCCTAATAATTCACTTGAATCTACCTGATGTTTTAGCCTTCTATAAACGATTTTTGCTTGGTCTGCGGATGCTGCAACACTAATTACTTCAGGTGCTGGTTCGTGTAATAACATCCCATAAAGCGCAAATAACGCTCCTAATAGGCTCTTTCCATTCTTTCGTGGCATAGATATAACCACTTGTTTGTATCTTAATCTACCTGCCTTAGAAGGCTCAGGATGGTCATCAGGATATCTCTCTAATACACTACGCATTAACCATTTCTGCCAGTCTGTTAATACTAATATTTCGTCATTTTTTTCAGGCAAACGCCATAAGGCTTGACTAATATTAATAATCTTATCCCCATCACTTGCAAAATCTTCAGATAGAGGTAAGGTGTAGTGAGTTGGTTTCCAATCAGCCATTAGCAATAGCAGCCAACATTTCTGCAGGGGATAAATCTACAGACTTACGATTATTAAGCAAACCAAGATTAGACAATAGCCCAATAAGGACTGGTGCTATTTTATGTCTATGGTTTGGAAATTCATCCATAGTTGCTGCTAATTGAACTGCTTGTTGGGCTGCCCCTAAATCTGCTTCTTCTAACCAAGTAGCCTGAGCAATAGATTTTCTAACTGCATCTTCAAGGCTTTGGTCTAAATTCAATGGAGGATTTACTTTTGATATTTCTCTCATGCCTCTTGGACCTTGGCTCATTCCTGTTCTCATATCTTCTCCTTTTCACTATTTCCTATACTGTGGTTTGGTCAATACTCTTACAGGGTCAATATTTTTAAAATAAAAAAACCCCCAAACCATTTTTATTTCAAACCACATATATATTATATCATGCAAACCATTATCACATTTTTATATTAATGTCAAACCATCCAAACCTTTATATCCTTGTATGTTTGTATATATGCCAATAGGGATATTAGGGTATCTCCTCTATACCGCCGCCTTTTGGGCGGCATATTGAGGCGGTATACAAAGAATACTTGACAAACCATCATATCTATGATATGCGGATATATGAGCATATATGGTTTGGGATATATGGTTTGATATTTACTATTTGACAAATGGTTTGAGATGCGGTAGATATATCTATAACCAAACCATGTATCCTGTATACCAAACCATCTATCCTATAATCCTTCACCCCATATTGGTAGGAAATCAGGTGCATTGATACCCCAATTATCAGGATTGTCCACAGTATCTCTTGGTCCTAAGTATGGGTTATGGTCATATGTTTCATATTCATAATCCATGAATGTATCTTCATCATCGTATTCTGTATAGTTCATATATCTATTATAGGTAATGAGGGTTGCTTTGTCAATACCGCCTCAGTTATACTTCCTATTCCAATAGGGTAATCTCTTGAACATTTGATTTCTTCTTGTACCATTGCATTTCTTACAGGCAGGAAGTAGATTAGATACTTCATGTGTACCGCCAAAACTTACAGGAATAATATGGTCAGCCTCATTTGCAGGTCCCTTGCAATAATGGCAGGTCCATTGTGCTCCTTCTAAGACTATCCTTCTATTCCTCTTATATTCAGCACTACTGTAATTGCCCATCTTCTACCCATCCGATTTCTTGGGCTTGTCCACAGGGCTGTGTTGTATCGCATCCATGTTCTTCACAGTAGTAGATAATTCTGTGGGTAGTGGTCGTCTCAGTAATCTTTCTGTTCTTTCCCACATTTCTGGGTATTCGTTCCAATCTATCTTCGCCTCCCATATACAAATTAAATCTAAAAGATGCGCTGCACAAACAATTCCCCATTCAGGATGTTTATAGTATGCATTTTGCTTACATCTTTCGCAAGGAGTAGGTCTTGCTGTAGATTTATATTTCTTTAGGTAATAGGTGGGATTTCCTCTTTGGTCCCCTGCATTTTCAGTGTTACCCTTATTGCCCTTAGTACCCTTACGCTCGTATCTCCCTCTACCTATTCCTCTGCTCTTTGTCATCCTTAACCATCCTATCAGCAATAATCCAATTGTATTTTGCTACATATAGGATTATCTTATTTATATCAGGGTAGTCCTCTCTCATTTTACCTTTTTCGTATAAGCCAACATTTCCGTTGCACCTATCACAGAGAACTCCTCTAATACATTTTCCGCAAGTCTTGTAATACCCATAAGATTTTCCATTTCTTTTGGGTACAGGACA